AATGGAAACGTCGGGAAGTCCTTGCTGTAAGCGGTGACAATGGAGCTTTGCAAACGCCAGCATCTTTTCCTTGACACGCTTTTCTTTTCGCGTGCTTTCGGGCATTGCGTTGACTTTACCAAAAAGCGCATAGGATTCTTTGAGAGTGACAGGGACTTTCGGCTCGACGTAATCCTTCAAATCATCCTCTCCGTCGTTGTCAATAACGACGGGGAGCGTTTGCGCGGACGTGATATTCACACTAGGTTTATCCGTAGCCGTTTGTGTTTTGGCGTCGGGCGTGGCCGGGGGTGTTTGTGATTCAACGACGGGCTTGTCGGCAGATGCTTGAAACGCCTTCGGCGTCTCTGGCGGCTCGTCGTTGCCTGCGTTGTCAAGCGTGTATGGTTTTTTAGCCATAGAATTTTAACCGTTGGTGCGGAAGCAGACCATCCCTGTGCGGTCGGGGGATTGGAAAGCCAGCTTCCAGTTGTCGGGGTCTTGCAACTCCGCGTTGGAAGCCGACGGGTCAGCGGGAACGCCCACCCATTTCATCCCGTTGGGGTGAATGATGAAGCGTGTGCGGTCATAAACCATCTCGTTATTGATGTCGGGGTTGCGCCAGTATTGGAGCGAGGCCACGTCGGTAGAATCCCCTGCCTGCGGCTTTTCACCATAGCCGATGACGCCGCGAGCAATCAAGTAGGAGTCATACACATAGCCGCTGGTTGCGCCGGGGCGGACAAGTTTTGAACTGACATAAATCGGAATGCCGCGATACGTGTTTATTGGCCCAAGCGCACTGGGCACACCCGTCTTGAAATTGAGCGCGTCGAGGCTTTCCAATCGCGCTTTGACGTTCGGGTGACAGATGAAACAGCCGCCTTCCAAGTCATCCTGCAATTCGCCGAGCAACGCCTTGCTGAAAATGAAAACATCGGGCGAAATCATGTTTGCCGCACTCTGCCCAGCGGCGGCTTCGGTAAAAATTTCAGTCCCATTGACAGCATAACGGTTCGCGCTCAATGCGGCGGCGACACCTGCCGCGCCAGCAGAACCGAAAAGGCCGCGCATGATGGCAATCAGCGTGGTGTTGCGTTGCTTCAAACGGCGCATAGCCATTTGCGCCAGAATTTCATCCAACGGTTGTGTGCCGGAAAGCTGGCCGGCCATTGCCGTGACGCTGTTTTTTGTTTCACGATTGAGCGGCACACCAATCATCTTGTTGCTACCAATTCCGTTGTCGGTCACCGGCGGCGTGTTTTCAATTTGAATCCCGTCGGCTTGGTCAGTGATGTCCTTGAAGGACGGGATGTTGACAGACGTGCCGGGGCCTGTGGCAATCGAGTCAAGCAGTGGGCTTTTCGTGATTATTCCAGAGGTAAAAACCGTCGGGAAAGTGGCTTGCTTTTCACGCAAACCTAAAATCCACAAATCCGGTATCCATAAATCGCTAATTGTTGCGGGCATAGTATTTTATTTATTGTTGTTGGGTTGGTTTCCGTTGGGCGGCCAGTTCTTCGAGAGAACCCACGCCGCGCTGGGCTAAAAGTTGGTCAGTGTAAGAGAGTTTTTTGTTTTGAGGTTGCGCTATTGTGGTTTGTTGCGTCCCGCGAATGCCGTGCTTGGCAATCTCAGCGGCCAACTTTTTGTTAAAGTCAGCCATGTCAGCGGTCAACTTTTCGTTGGACGCCTTGAAAGTGTCGCGCTCGGAAACAAGAGTGGCGTTGTCAGCGGCCAGCTTGACAATTTTCTCGTTGGCTTCTTTAAGCCTGGCATCGAGATCGCCTTTGCTCGTTTCGAGCGCGGCTATGGTTTGTCTGGCGGCGGCGAGATCAGCGTTTAGCTTCTCGACTTGCGCCAGCACATCGTTCTGGTCTTTTTTCAGTTCGCTCATAGTTTCAAAAAAAATTTGTCCCTCTACTAATGGACGGACGTATAAAAAAATTTCTATTTACAGAAGCGAATGCAAAACGCTTAACGCGAAATTTTCATCGCCAATCCGGTCAACCAAACCCACTGTTTTTCCCTCGTAACCGCGATAAGTTTGGCCTTGCATGGCTTCGGGGCGAACGAATGGCCTGGCAGAGGTCACAGCATCCTTAAAAACGTTAAAAGCGCCTTCAACCTGCGATTGGATTTGAGTGCGTTGGTCGTCGGTCAACGACGTGCCGATTGCGCCAGCGGCTTTGAACTTGGCGGCGGCGTTGGTGAAGTATTCCATTTTTATCCCAAGCCCTTCGAGGCGTTTGGTGTAGTCGGCGACGCTGGCAATCACGCCAATGGAGCCGACAATGGCACTGCGATTTGCAACGATCTCATCGGCTTGACTCGCAATCATGTAGCCGAGGGAACAGCACAGTCCCCCCGCGTGGGCAACGACGGGCTTTTGCGCGGCGGCTACGGCGTCGGCGATTTCAGGCCCGCCCAACATCATGCCACCCGGCGTATCCATTCTTAAAAGAATGCCCTTAACATCCGGGTTGCCCGCCGCTTCGTGAATCATTCCAAGCACGTTGCGCGAATCTTCCACGCCGTCGAAATACATCTCGTAAACATCGGGGGCGTAAGCCAACGCGCCTTGGACGGGGACAATGGCTATGTCGCCACGAATTTCCACCTTTGGCGCAAGCACGCCGCGCATTTGTTTGATAAACGGGCTTTCGGCGGCTTGCACGTCTTGCGCGTTGTGGATATTTGACAGTAAAAAGTCAAGATGCTGGACGGTGAGCATCGGTATGTCGCTGTAAAGACGGCGTAAAAAAGTTTTCATTTATTTGTTTCCTTTATTTGATTGCTGTTTGTGTCTGGTTTTGCAGTGTTTTGTGGGGTGTTGTTTGTTTGGTATCCCCAGCGGGATAAAATGACGGTGACAGGGACGTTTTGCTGTTTGGCCAAAGCGTTGGCGCGGGCGAGGATGTATTCATCCTCAGCAAAACCTTGGTCGGTTTCGCGTTGCCAGTTTCGGTTGCGGTTGCCGAAGTGTTCACGGCGGTTCATCAAACCGCTGGCAAAATCTTCACGCCACGCATTCGCATCTTGGCCGTCATCAATGGAAACTTTGGCCGGGCCTTGCCATTCGCATTTATTCCAGCCGGGGACGGCGGGAAGGCCGTCGTGAGTAATTCCCCACGCTATGACGCGCACCCAGACCCATTCAACAAAACTGGCGAGTGTTTCCTGCCGTTTGTCAAATTTACGTTGCGCTTTTCCGTTTATCCCGCGCTGTGTCGGGCCGGTTAATCTCTGGTCAAGAATGAACGACGGCAGCAATCCTATGCCGGCCACAAAACAGCCTGCCAAGTAGTCAAGAATGTCAATAATACGCTCGCCGGGGCGGTCGTTTCTAAGCTGATTGAATTTTTGGCCGGGCGGCAGAACTGGAATATCACCACCCAAAAGCTCAGTCTTGGAAATGGTTGACTGTTGACTGGCTTCTGCCGGTTGGGTTTGTGGCAGTTGATTTTGCGACGGTTGCGCCCAATCATCGGCGTCAACCGTGTCCGCACCCTCGATCACGGCGGCCATTGCCGCGCTGATTTTGGTGGCCAGTTTTTCAAACCCTTTGATGTCCTTGGCGTCACGCACATCGTTGGAACCCCGGCGAATGGGGCTAAATCCCCTGCACGAATCAATGTGGTCAGGGTCATACAACAAAAAACCTTGCGAGGCGGGAACGAACGTCGGGGGTGTTCGATTGATAAGGACGGAACCGATCACGTCGTTTGTTTCGCAAACGTAGTAGCCGAGAATAACGCCGTCATTGTCAACCTTCACCCCATCAATGAGATTTTTATTGTCAACGCTAAGATTTCGGGAGCTAATCCGGTTGCCCTCAATGAGACGGATTTGCGGGAAGCCGTGAGCGGCGTCCATGAGGGGAAGCACGTCGCCCGTAGTGTCAATCGTCTTACACGCCAAGCGTTGCAACATGGCGAAATTGTGCTGGCCTTTGAAGTCGGCTCGTTTGCACCAATCCTCAAAATAGTCCTCGTAAGTTTTATTGACACCCTGGTCGGTGGTGCAAGCCATTGGAACGATGGGCGCGGAGTAGTTGGCAATCTGGTCAACGGCATAGCCGACGTTGCCATCGTTGTCATAAAGATACTCTCCAAGGAATGCCAGTTGCAACCGCAGAGCCGCTTGTTGCAGTCTGCGAATGGCAGTGCCATGAAACGGAATCCGACTGCGAGCATCGGAAACAGTCAGGGCTTCAAAATAACTGTGAGTAACAACTGGCTGGCCGGGATGATTCGCGGGCGGTTCGGCAGGTGCTTCGGCCTTGGTTTTAATGACAAGTGGCGTTGCCACCGTTGCCACTTTGCGGGCAAACAAGTTTTTGAATGAGAAATTGATGTTCATTTTACTGTGGGGTTGCGTTAAAGAATGAAGCCCGCAAGCGTGTTATGCGGCGGACGTTTTTGGGTGGGTTGCCATTGTGCGCGTTGGCGTAGTCAATGGCTTCTTGAAACAGCCCGACCAGATCGGCTGGCGTGAATCCGGGCGGCACGGCAAACGTGGTCGAGCCGCCCGCCTCGGCGGTGGTTATCAGGACTTTGCCATTGACAAGCTCGCCCGCAATAATCGCGTTGCGGATTTGTCCAAGGAACTTGGCAATGGGGGTTCTTTTGGGAGCGGTATCCCGTGCGTATTCGCAAAGAGCGCGGATGAGTAGATGTCTATCATTCATGTAAATAAAACTTTAGAGATAATGGCGGCGGTGTGAATCATTAGCTCGCAATCAAATAAATGGTTGTCGCGTATCCGGCGTTTCCAGACGAATTTGACACGGCCATTGGTGTCAACGACTTCCTCGCGTTTTTCAGCAGTTATTTGTTTCAGGTAGGTTCGTGGCGTGTTGGCTGGGATTGCCCATTCGCCAGACAAGCCGTTCATGTAAGTGGCCAGTTGGTCTTTGACAGCGTTGTTAGACCAACGAAAGAGAGACAAGCTCCGGCGGCCTTGATTGACAGTGCCGAAAAACGGGTCGATCTGCGTCTTTTCCCATACGCGGCGGTATGTTTTTTGGAGACGTGGGTTGCGGTGAAGGAAAAATTCGGCGTCGTCACCTTTGAATGCCCGCCAGCCGGTCGAGACGCAGAATTTATACAATACCGACGCCTTAAAGCCGGTGTCAATAATGCAGTTGTCAACAGGAACATCGTATTGTTGACGTGTGTCTTCAAGCTCCTTCAAACTTGTTGCCCGTCCAAAAGCAATCAACCGCGATTTTCCACCCCGTGCAAAGGCACGAATAGCCCACCAGTAATGTTCGCCGCCAGACTCTTGCGCGTCGGCGGCCATAAAGCGGGAAAGCTCCTCCGGCCATGCGTCACCAAAGTTGTAGTCGGCCTTTCGCGCTTCGAGAAAACCAAAATCCTCGATCACGCCGATTTCATCCTTCCAAGGTTCGCCAAGAGTTTCGGAAACAAACGCCCGTAGCGGTTCAACGTTGCCTTGCTTGGCGGCCTCAATCGCTTTGAGAAATTCAATGACAAGTTTGTCCCAATCACAGCTTTCCCAAATGGCCTCAAATGCGCCGCCGCCAAAGGAAAGAATGCCTGGCACAGGCTTGGGGTTATAATCGTGCGAGTGCATGGTGCGAATGAGTTCGTATTTTTGATTGTTTGAATAACGCTCGCGGCATTGCGGGTTTTCGCACTCAAAACGGACAGTCTTGGCAACCTCTTGCCAATCCCATTTTCCGTTTGGCTTTGTCACGTCGTTGGTGTTCCAGACAAAACCGCCGCAGTCGCGCTTGTTTTCCCATAGCGTTGTTTTGTCACGCCCAAAGCGGATGGGTTGCGAGTGGCCGCATTTCAAACATTGAATGTGCGCCCGTGTTTGGGAGCCTTCGAGATAGTCAATATGAAGCTCGTCGTTTTCCCTGCCGGGCGTTCCGGCTGAAATTTCCATCGCGTTGGGGAACGTCCTCATGCGCTTTCGCAACAGGTCAATTGCCCCCGGTTTCCACTCGCGCCGCTCGTCACAGTAAACGCGCCGGATGGGATCGGACTGGAGCTTGGCGCGAGAATTGGAACCGCGCAAAAGCAGGTTAAATGACTCGAACATCATCAAACGCTTTTTCTTACCATGAAAGAGTTTTGCAACCGGTTCGCACCCTTCAATGTAGGGCATTAAACGCTTGTCAATAAACTCGTCCACTTGGTCGGCATCGGCCATAACCCACATCGTATCGGCGGGGTCTTCTTTGGCGTTGCGGAGAAAGTCGATGATAAGCGCGAGAGTTTTTACATATTGCGCGCTGAACATGAGGACAACACGCTTGACACCCGGCCTTCGCATCCCCTCGAAGATGAACTTTGCAATCGGCGTGAATTGAAGCCGCCACGTACTGCCGGCAAACGGGCCGTCTTGAACGATAATGTGCTTTTCAGCAAAAGCCTCGGTCGGTTCATCGGACGGTGGGGCGCATACGGTTGACAGGAAATTAGCGAAGTCGCTGCCCGCGCCAACCCATTCGTCGAGATTGAGCGTTACTTTAGCAATTCGCCATCCTCCATCGCTTTCCAGATCAGCATCATCTCCTTGCGGATTTCCTCTCCGGCATCGACTGAATTTTCCGCTGTGCGGGCCAACGTGACAAACCGCGTGATACTGGCAAAACATCGGGTTTTGGCAGCAAGAACCAGCTTGGAATACACCTGTTGCGCGACGATTTTCGGAATCAGTTCCCTTTTTTCTTTGAGGATGTTCATCTCAATCCGCTCGTTTTGGAGCAGGATTTGTTTACAGCGGGCTTGCGCCTGAGTGACCTCCGGTTCGTCGCCGTCATCTTCGCCTAGACG